ACACATACATCATACACCTCATGGTTCAATGGTGGTACCAACTATTTAATCGATGCCGTATTCAAAGTGAACTCGCTGCGCATAAAGATACTTCCAACATCCAACGTACAAGTGATTGGTGGCATCCTGGACATCAATCAATATGTGCCGCTCAAGATTAAGCAATCCGATTTTGTGAAGTCCATCTTCACGATGTACAACTTGTATGTCGACATCGATACGGACCAACCAAACAAACTCATCCTCAAGCACAGGGATGAGTACTATGATTCAGGGGTTGAAGTCGATTGGACAACCAAGCTGATGAAGGATAAAGAGCAAGACTTGATATTCTTGCCTGATATCACTTCAAAAAAGCTCATACTCAGCTATAAGCAAGACAATGATTCACCCAATCAGGTGTACACTCAAATGACCAATGAGGTATATGGGCAGCTCGAGTATACATTCGACAATGAATACATCAAAGGAACTGACACAAAGGAGATATTATTCTCACCGACTCCTGTTGTTCAAACCACATTCGATGCCTATGTGCCAGCGCTCAATGGTGAAGCACCCAAGACCAACATCCGCATCTTGTATGATGGTGGTAAAAAAACGTGTGGCGCATGGGATTTGATTGAATACGGCACAACCGGTGCGCTCGGCAACACGACTTATCCAATGATTGGTCACTTTGACAACGCATTGCTCCCGACCTTTGACATCAACTTTGGCACAAACGATTACTATTATTATTCGCCTCAGACACTGACTGCCAATAACCTGTATAACTTGTACTGGAGAAGGACAGTCAACCAAATCAATGTGGGCAAGATGTTGGTGGCGATGTTCTATCTCAACGAGGATGACATTCAAACATTGAAGCTCAACCAAAAGGTGCGCATCGAAAACTCATGGTGGAACATCAACCGAGTCATCGACTATGATGCCAATGCCAACACAGCAACCAAGGTGGAACTCATCAGCATCGACTCTGAGATTGAACTCGCTCCGTTCATCACTGCACCAGGCACACCGACATCAGCAACCACAACGGCAGTGTCTGAGGACAGCATCCTTCAAACCAAGTCAACCACTGCCAATGGCAATCTCTCAGGTGATGACGTGATTGTGAAAGGTGAGGGCAACATCATCGGTCAAGGTGTGAAAGGGTTGGTCATCGGAGACAATAAGATTCTCAACGAGGATGGCATCATCACTCCTAAGATTAATGGAATCAATATCGCATCAGGTGGATATATTGCGCTCATATCTCAGACAGGAACAGCAGCACCGACAGCCATTGTGTTGTCTGATACGATTGGTGGTGTCACATGGACTCGCATCGCAAAGGGTGAGTACATCGGCACTGCACCGAATCCGCTCGATGTTCTAAACACTTTCGTCATAATTGGCAACGTAGATCATGACCACCTTGCAACTGCCGAAGTCCTAACTGACGGCACGATCTATGTGCGAACAACGAACACTCAGAACCATCAACACCAAGATGGCAATTTAAGATACTCATCAATAGAAGTCAGAATATATGGCTAATGAAGTCGAAATACCACTCAAGCTCTCAGGGGTCACCAGCTTAAAAGCAGAACTCCGCTCACTCAAGGCAGCCATTGCTGAAGCATCTGACCCGGAACAAATGGCGCAACTCGCTGCAAAAGCGGGTGAGGTAGCTGATAGGATAAAGGATGCCAACGAACAGGTTGCTGTATTTACCACAGGCTCCAAATTTGAGGCAGTGAGCAACTCATTCTCAATGATTGGTCAAGACCTCGCATCACTTGACTTCGAAGGAGCTGCTGAGAAAGCGCAAACATTCAGCAAGACACTTGGCAGTTTGAATGCTGGAGATATCAGCAAGGGATTGAAAGGATTGACAAGCACTGTCACATCAGTTGGTGGTGCATTCGTTAAACTCGGAGCGCAGATTCTTGCAAATCCAATCTTTTTAATCGCGGCAATCATCACCGCAATAGTGGTTGCAATAGGAGTTTGGTTGAATAAGATTGGTGTGCTTCAAAAGGCGCTTGATTTCTTGATGATTCCAATCAATGCACTCATCGATGGATTCAAGGAATTGACCGATTGGTTGGGTCTGACATCATATGCCGCTGAAGAGAATGCGAGAACGATGGAGAAGTCCAACGAGAAGGCATTCAAGTCATCTGAGAAACGAACTGAAGCTATCTCTGACCAATATGATTTGGAGATTGCCAAGGCGAAGGCAGCGGGTAAAGATACGACCAAGCTCGAGATGGACAAATCTAAAGCCATCAGCAACGCAGCCAACAAACGATTGAGCGATGCTCGCAAAGAGTATGCTGAATTGAAAGGATTGACTGACAAGGATTCGGTTGAACGCAGAAAAAAACTCAAGGAGCGCATCGCAGCTGAGAACAAAATCATCAAGGATGGTTCGAAAGAGCGCAAGATGATTCAGATTGCTGAGGATGCAGAGCAGAAAGCCGCTGATGATAAAGCCGCTGAGGAAGCAAAGCAAAAGCGTGAGGAGAGACTCAAGAAATACAAGGAAGGCGAAGCTGCCATCCTTTCAGAAATTAAGAGCGCAAACAAGTTGGTGGTTGACTCAACAAAAACGCAATCGCAAAAAGAGATTGATGATATCAAGACCAAATATGCTGCGCTGATTGAAGAGGCGAAAAAGTACAAGAAAGATATCACTGCACTTGAGCAAGCGCAATCACTTGAGATAAACAATGTACGCAAAGCAGAGGCGGCAGAAACTGAAATGATTCAAACCAAATCAGCCAAAAGCGCCATCTCAACACTTGTATCAACCAGGACTCAGCAGTTGCAAATTCAAGGTGAGGCAAACATGGTCTCATTTGAAGACCAACAAAAATACAACGATGCTGTCATGGCAGCTGAAGAGCAACTTTCTCAGGCTCGACTTGGTGCTGCCAAAGGATTGATTGCTGGATTAAGTGAACTCGCTGGTGAGAATAAGAAACTCGCAAACGCACTCTTCATCGTTGACAAGGCTCTCGCCATTGGTGAAATCATCGTCAACACACAAAAGGAGATTTCAGGATACTATGCCAACCCATTGTGGAAAGCATTGCCTGATGGTGGTCTTGCATTAGCGAGTGCTGCATCTGCCGGTGCCAAAGTGAGAGCAGCTACATCCATCGGTACAATCGTGGCATCATCAATAAGCAAGTTCATGAATGGTGGTGGTGCATCCGTATCAACTCCATCAGGTGGCGGTGGCGGTGGTGGCGGTAGTGTTACACCAAACGCTTCATCAGTTCCATCATTCGTACCTGGCAACCTATTCGGTCAAGGCAATGCAGCCAACAACACAGGCTCAGCTCAAGGTGTTGAAACCAACTCAACGATCACTGTGAATGCTGTGGTCAGTGAAACAGAGATGACAGGTGTACAAAACAAAGTAAACAAAATCCTCAAAAACGCAGTACTGTGATAAGTTACCAAGCACTCATCAACGAAATCATTGCATTCTACAATGCACACCTTCAGGTTAAGAAAGTAGGCTCTGACTTCAAAGAGCAGTTGTTCAACTTTGCGACCAAGGATGAGAAGTATCCAATCGTGTACATCGTGCCTGTGGATGCAATCCCTACCGAGAACACCAATGACTTCAATCTTGAAATCTATTGCTTTGACATCATCCAAAAAGACAGGGCAAACATCAACGTGATTCTCAGTGACTGCCATCAGATACTCATGGACTTGTATCTCAACTACACATTCAACAATGATGATCGTGATTTCGATGTGGTTGGATTCCCTTCCTTGATTCCGCTCAACAATGACCTTCTCGACTATGCTGCTGGATGGTTAATGACCATCACATTCACCATTGATTCATGGACCGATTGTCAGATTCCTAAACAAATCAGCGACTAATTGCAACATAAGTAATGGCAAGGTATAAAAACACAGGCGAGTACAACTTCAAATTCCCACTCAGGAGAAGAGTTGCCAACACACTCAAGAAAGTCATCAAGGATGAAGCACTCATTGACACATACACCTTGTATGATTCAGTCAAAATCAATGCCAAGGTAACAACTGAGGGCAATCTCCGCATCGAGATTCTTGCTGCCTACTATTTTGGGTACCTCAACAACGGCACAGCCACCATCGCACCCTTCAGATTGGTCAAGAAATTCAATGATGCACTCGAGATGAACGGACTCATCGCTGAAATGTACGGAATGTATGTGGCTGATTTGGCTCAAAAGTTCCCAATCTTGGAACTCGGAAACCTATTGCGCAAAAAGCCAAAGGTGATATACGACTTTGTACCACTATTTGGTGAGTTCAACTACTCACTCGATTACTAAATATCTAACTCTTTACGCATTGCAAGGAAGTTGAACACAAGTATCAGCTTCATCTGAATCACCTGTTCATACTTGGTGAGGTCACCATTGGTCATCGACCAAATCAACTGCTCCCATCCCCATTTGTTGGATGCCTTTTGCTTCTCTGCCTCTTTGCGCTCTTCCGGGTCATCGATATCACTGAGGTCTTCATCGATATCTTCAGTCATTAGGTTGGAATGGGATGAGATAAATTGGTCTCTGAATTTGATGTACTCGGTGAGGATGCCATACACCTTGGTGATTGGTTGCTCGAGGAAGTAATGCGCTCTCGCTGTTGGCTTGAATGCAGTTGTCTCCCACTTTGCCACCACACCATCCTCAATGATTTCAGGAATGCGATACAATAGTGCACAGATGTTTGCGAGATTCTTGATATAGTCCTGGCTGAAGTAATACTCCAGGTCAATGAACTCACCAAGGGCCAACTCATTCATTGGCTTGAGGTAGAACTTGCCAATACGATCCGTATATAATTTGGTCGGCTCTGAATACAGCCATTGCAAATCTTTGAACCACTCGGCTACCTCATACAGTTCAGCATCATCATAGTCCTCAGGATATGAGTCAGTGAGCGTGCAGAGGATATCGATGTTGTGGTTGAACAATCCATCCTCAGGTTGGAGTGCTCTGAGTTCAATGAACTGCTCAAGACTGACTTGACTCCACGCTTTTGGGAGCGTTGGCTTGTGCATATTCTGCAATCTTTTCGGTTACGAACACAATGTATGGTACACACAATTCAGCTTTCTGAGTGCGGAATAGCTTTGCCTTATGCTTCAAATGGGCATCTGCGAAGTGTTCAGTGTTACTGAGGTCACTGCGTTTGAACATAATTGCGAGGATGTCACTGATGTAGTTGTGTGGCTTGTTGTTCACAATCTTCTCAATCAGCTTTGTCTCCTTCACTGACAAGCGCATCTCAGCATTGTATGTGAATCCTTCCAATTCAATGGATGCAATAGGCTCACTCGGGGTGTATGAGTCCAGGTTGAACTTCTGAACCAACTCAATGAACTCGCTGAATGGGTAGTCATCCCACATCTTCTCCTCGATGCCAAGGAATTTAAACATCTCAACGTACTTTTCTACGTTGTCGAACTCTTGATTGTTTAAAATTTGGCTGATTTTTTCAAACTGCTCGATGCTCAGCTCACTCATTTTGTTGGGAATCTCCCTGTCGAATACTTTTATCATAGTTATTTTTTGAACAAATATACAAAATCTGCAACATAAGCAATGACAAAGGACTTACCTATCTACAAAATCACAATCGATGACGAGTACTCCGATGGAGAAAATCTCGGAATTGAGATGATAGCTTTCACAAATCTACCCGCCATAAAGGTCAAGGGGATGAGTTTTGGAAGTGAGAAGCGCCTCATGTTCTCTGATGGTTTAAAGCATCGCATCACAGCTCCAGCAATGATACCGATGGACATCTACCGCAAGAGTGATGGCGATGGTGAGTATTATGTCCAGTTCACTGAGGAAGTCATCGAGCAAATTCACACCAAGTTCATGGCTGATTTGCGCAATCGTGACATCTTCAATTTGGAACACGACACCGAGAAAAAAGTACCAGCTTACATCCTTGAGACATGGATTGTTGACAACCCAAAACAAGATAAGGCATTCAGTACATTTGGCATTGAGGTACCGAAAGGCACACTCATGGTGACCGCTCAGGTGACCGATGCTGATTACTTTGCCGAATTGGTTGCCAACGATCAAGTCGGTTTCTCCATTGAAGGCTTTCTCGGTCTGAAACTTTCGGAACAAATTAAACTAAATACAATGAAGTTACCTGATGGAGAATATCTCATCGAGGACAAAATCTACGTCATGAAAGATGGCGAGGTTGTTGAAATCAAAGAGATGGAAAAAGAACCAACCGAGGAAGTGGTTGAGGAAGAGATGTCAACCGAAGAGGTGGCGATGGAAGATACAACAGTTGAAGAGACAACTGAAGAGTCAACCACCACTGAGGAGGAGATGGCTATCGACCCAGCTACCGATGCGGAAGCAATCGCTGCAATCGTTTTGCCGATGTTGGAAGAGAGAGAGAAAGCAATCATCTCTATGATCGCAGAACTCCGCAACCAAATCGAGGAGATGTATGCAGAGAAAGAGGAGGAAGTGGTCGAGACGCAAATGGCCCAGCTTTCAATGAGCGAAAAATTTGCGAAATTCAAACAATTTGTAAATCAATAAAAACCAAATAACAATGTCTAAAAAATTAAGATTCGATTTGGATGTGGATGCTTCAGCTTTATTGGCAGCCAATCCTGAGGCATTCTACTCTAAAGCATATTTAGGAGAAGAGAACCTCGCAGATAATTACCGCCTTTTGCCGGGAATTAAGTCAAAGACAAAACTTGCCACAATTTTATTCGGCAACATTTTGCAAAGCTCCAGCTGCCCATTTGACGCCCCTACAGATGACCTCTCAGCAATTGAGATTGACGTATGTGCATTGAGCGCTATGGCACAAATTTGTCAGTTCGACCTTGAGCAATCATTCGTTGCTTTACAAATGACAAAAGGTTCAAATGGTGACTTCACTGTTGCATCATTCATGGACTTCTACTGGAACACAATGGCTCAGCAAATCGGTCAAGACATCGAGCTTATCCGTTGGCAAGGTGACACCACTTCAGAGAATGCCACTTTGGCTCTTTGTGATGGTTACATCAAAGGCTTGCTTGCTGATTCTACTGTTGTTGATGTTGCCAACACAACTGTGACATCTTCAAATGTACTTGCTCAGCTTGCACTTATCTTTGCTGCTGCTCCAGCTGCAATCATCCGCAAGAAAGCTGACCTTCGTTTGTATGTTTCAACAAACATCGCTAACGCATACGAATTGGCTGCTGCTGCTGGTAACACCATGACATATGTAACGACTCCACTTGCCTTGACTTACCTTGGTGTGAAAGTTGTTGTTTGTGAAGGTATGCCAAACGACCACGCTGTACTTTGTTTGAAAGATTCACTTTTATATGCATTCGATGCTGAAGGTGATGACAAAGCATTGAAAGCTGTCAACCTTTCTGACACTGTTGCTGAGCCGTACATCCGTACTCGTGCAAATATGAAAGTTGGTTTCCACCACGTTAATGGTGCGCAAATCGTTCTTTATTCATAGGATTCCTTTGAGGGGATGAAATACTCCCCTCTTTTTTTTAACTGATTAAAATTTTTCATTTATGTCATGTAGTGCACTCGAGTCAATTGTGAAATCATGCGACAACAATACAGGTGGTATTGAAAAGATTTGGATTAATCAGCAAGACAACATCAGTGGTATCACATTAGACAATACCAATACCTGGACAATCGATGCAATTACCTTAGTTGGTGGTGCTCCTGATTTCACAGCATTTGACATCCGTAGAAATACGGGTTCATATACTGAGGAAGCAGCGATTGACCTTATCAATGGTTCATCTTATGTGACTGCTGTCATCAACCTTATGTTCCACCGAAGAGACCAGGACAAATCTCAAGCAATCAAAATCTTGGGTGCCGGTCAACAATACTTGGTGGCAATTGTTAAGGATATGAACGGCAAATATTGGTACTTCCCACAACTCCAACTCACCGCAACAGGTGAAGGTTCAGGAGTGACTCGTGCGGATGGTTCTAAATATTCCGTCACCTTGACCTCGGAAGTTGAATTTCTTGCTTATGAAATCGAACCAGCTGCTGTTACAGCAGTAATCTAACAACTTTTTTCTGTTCATAGTTGTGAAGCCATCCTTAGGGGTGGCTTTTTTTGTGAACAAAATTTGACCTAATTGCAACATAAAGTAATGATATACATCAATAAGGGTGAGGTGAATAGTATTGTCGTGACACTGTCAGAGGTGTCAACGCTGCCTTCACCATATTATTTGTTCGTTTTTCAGAACGAAATGAACCCAACATCCGACCCAATTCTCTTCACCAACACCGATGAGTCACCATATCCTGAGAGATTCAATCTCTTTTACCTGGATGAACCAATCGATGTGGAACTAATGAAGGGACAATACTCATACAGCGTGTATGAATCAACCATACCACCAACTGAAATCAGTGACACCACAGGAGTGGTCATTGAAGAGGGCAGAATGGTTGTCAGTGGCGCATCAGTTTCATCAATTTACGATTAACACATGGCTTGGTACGATATATTCAAAGCAAAAAAAGAGGAAGCAGTTGAGATGATTTCATCAAATTACGATGCTTTCAGCACACCATTCTTGAAAGTTGGTGGTGCAAACCTGTCACTCCCATATGTCAATGGTCGATACACTACCGCCAACCAAATCAGATTTGGTCAGGATGATATGTATCCTCAGTTGCTCAATCAAATGGTGTACAGCTCACCACTTCATGGTGCCATCGTGGACTACAAAACCAATGCAGTCATTGGTGGTGGATTCGAACTCAAGACAACCAATGCAACACCGAAAGACCTCCTCGAGTTATATACATTCGAGAAAAAAATCAAGCTCAAAAAGACAGCTCGAATCACAACCGAGCAATTGATTGTACATAACCGAGTGTACTTCCGTTTGTTTTTCGATGACAAGATGAAGATGACCAGGGCTGAGAATGTCTCACCCGAGAAGGTCAGAAAGGGTCGACAAAAGAATCAGTACTTCATTTGTGAAGATTGGTCGACTCGAATCGACATCCAAGAAATCAAGAGACATCATCCATCATGCACTGATCGTGAGCAGCTTTTTGTTTACGAGGTCGAGTGCTTAGGGCAAGATTGGTATCCGCTGCCGAAGTACAGCTCCGCACTTAACTTTGCATTTTTGTCGGGCGAGTTAAGTTTCTTTGCAAAGAGTAACATTCAGAACAGCATCTTCCCATCGTTTGCAATCATGTTCCCTAAACGCCCACAAAGCGAAGAGGAGAAAAATGTTCTGCGTCAGACCATCGACAAACTTAAAGGCGCTCAGAACGCTGGCAAGACTGCCGCATTTTTTGCCAACTCAGCAGAGCAGTTGCCGAAGATTGAGAGCCTACCAACCAACTCGAATGACAAACTCTTCCAGGAAGCAAGTGGATTGAACACTGAGCAAATTTGTTTTGCCCATACAATCGACCCTATTTTAATGGGCGTGCGCACCACAGGCTCACTCGGTTCAGGTTCTGATATCAAACAAGCATACGTCATCTTTGAAAAGAATGTCGTGATGCCACTCAGAGAGCAAGTGCAAGATATCTTCAACGAAATACTTCACATCGCCAAGTTGAGCGTGGCAGAGTTTAGAATCAACAACTTTCAAATCATCAATGAATCAATCGTTGAAATCGAGGGCGATGCTTCCAAGACATCTGATGCGCTCAATGCAATGAGTCCATTGGTGGCAACCAAGGTCCTCGAGCAAATGACTGTTAATGAGGTCAGAGCACTCGCATCACTTTCACCAATTGAAGGCGGTGATGTAACTCAATCACAAGCCGCTGCTTTAGCACAACCACAAACACCACAATTCTGATGTTGTACTTTATCACTGAAAACTATCTCAAGACCAACACACCCATCACAGCCAATGTGGATGTGACTGATGTGTTCCCATACGTTGCAACTCAAGCACAGCTCAGAGTGATGCCGATACTTGGTACCGTATTCTACAACCATTTGCTTGAGGCATATAATGACCAAACACTTACACCTGAGGAAGAGACACTTGTCACATTCATTCAACCTGTCATTGCATGGCGCTCGGCTGAGGATGCTGTATTTGGGTTGACATATCAGCTCAAGAACAAAGGACTCCAAACTCAATTTGGTGACAACTCCTCCAGTGTTAGTCGCTCTGAGGTCGCATTCGGCATGGAACACTATGCTCAAAAGGCTTCATTCTTTGAGATGCGCCTCATCAGATACCTGGTCAAGAACCGAGCTGAATATCCTATCTTCATCAGCCATGAGAATCGTGACACTGACCTTCGACCACAAATCGAATGCAATCAGTGCATCGGTGATTGCTTCATGGATGGTACATGGAATTGTGGATATCCACGCAACAACGGATACAACAATCAAATTCTCGTCATCTGATGAAACACACTACACTCGCAATCTTCGCATCATTGTTCACAGTACTCGCCCCGGTTCAGCCATTGGTATTGGTTGCCATCCTCGCCATATTCATTGACACCATTTTCGGAGTTTGGCGCTCAGTTAAAAAAAATGGATGGACATCATTTAAATCACGCAGATTGAGCGATACACTCGGCAAGGCTGCCTTGTATTCGGGTGGCATTGTGTTTACCTTCCTCATTGAGAAGTTCATTGCTGGTGACATCATCGCCAACTTCATTGCTGTTGAATTAATCATGACTAAATTTGTTGCGTTCTTTTGCGTAGTGGTTGAGGTTAAGAGCATCAACGAAAGCTATGAAAGCGTAACAGGAAAAAACATCCTCGCAGCAATGCGCAAATTTGTAACCAGGTCCAAAGCAGAACTTGACAACTGGAAGTAATGGTCAGAAAGTACACCGACAAAGAACTCCTTGAGAGAGTCAAATCACTTGACAATTATATCGGTGTGCCATCGGGTCATTGGATTCTTGGTGTACGATCTAATGAGGATTCAGTAAACAAATTTGATGACAAATTTTATCTGTTCAGAGGTGAGCTTTTCATCGAAGTGTCATCTGGCACAACCAATCCAGGACAACCAACACTCAAGCAGTTCGAAAAGGTGAACAAAGCTGGTGCCGCTGTACTCAAATCAGAGCAGTGGTACTATGATGTGTGGAAGTATGGCAGACATCAAGGCAAAGTGGAAGCACTCCTCCAGCTCGGTACTCCAGTGCAAGTGTATAGAGATACCGACAAGGATGACAAGTCAGAAGAGCAAGGAAAGCTCGACACTGGATACTTCGGCATCAACTTCCATCCCAACACATACAACCTCAACAAGCCATCAGGTACCAATATCGGATGGTGGTCAGCTGGTTGCCAGGTGTTAAACGATGTAAACAAATATAAGACATTCATTCGTCTATGTAAACCGCAGAAATTCACTTCATACTGTCTCATCAATGAATTTTAAAGTCACTATTCTGTCGCTAATTGTGACAATATTTGCGACATCTTGTGGTGTGAACTACCACATCCGCAAAGCAATCAAGAAAGGATACAAGTGTGAGGAGGTCGGTGATACCATCCGCATCACAACTATCGACTCATTTCCTGTCATCAGAGACAATCAAATTGTGTATGAGAGGTATTACACCACCAAGGATACAATCGTGCGCTACAACACATCTTTCGTGCCCGTTACCAAAACAAGGTGGCAAACTCGCATTGAATACAAGCTCAAGCGTGACACCATTCGCCAAGTGCAGAAGGTTGAGGTGGCAAAGTATAAATCACAAAAAGAAAAGCCTATATTTTGGGTGCTGATTCTTGGCTTTGTCATAGGAATGGGAACCATGTACCTCTTCAGGTACTCCAACATCAATAAATGATAGTAAAAAAACACGCAAAGAACATCCACGAGATTCAGATGGATGGTAAACAAGTCAAGATTGCAATGCTTTCTGACCTCCATTGGGACAATCCAAAATGTGATTGGGATATTCTCAAAAGAGACCTCGACTATTGTGTTGAGAACAACATTCCAATCATGGTAAATGGCGATTTTTTCTGCCTCATGCAAGGAAAAGGCGATCGCAGAGGAAACAAATCGGACATCCGACCTGAACACAATAATGCCAAGTACCTGGATAGCATCGTTGAAACAGCTGTCGAATGGTGGTCACCATACGCTCACCTGTTAACCGTCATCGGATACGGAAACCATGAGACGGCAATCATCAAATATCAAGAGACCGACATCCTTCAGCGATTTGTTGACCTCCTTAACTATCGCAATGGCACTCAAGTGTTCACCGGTGGATATGGTGGTTGGATAATAGTGCGCCAAATCTTTGACGTCAATGTACAATCATCATTCAAGATAAAGTACTTCCATGGCTCAGGTGGTGGTGGTGTAGTTACTAAGGGAGCATTGAACCTAACCAGGGCGCTTGAGATGTATGAAGACTTCGATGTGTTCACGATGGGTCACATTCATGAGAACGCTGCCCGAAATGATGTCAGAGATACCGTCTCATATCACAGCAAAACAGGATACCGCCACGAGCATAAGGATATTCACTTAATGCTCACAGGTACATATAAGGAAGAGTACGGAGATGGCTCCAAAGGTTGGCACGTTGAACGTGGTGCGCCTGTTAAACCGACAGGAGGTCGCATCTTGATGTTCGAATCAGCTCGAATCAAGAAACAAGGTCAGAAAAAAATTTACAAAAATATCGATAGTATCAAATTTCCTTTGTAAATTCGAGAGTTCATAATTGTTTTGGGGGTGGAGACACCCCTTTTTTTGACTTATTTTGTGCATAGATGAAAAAAAATGTGAAAAAAGTTTTGCAGATATGAAACTTATATGTAATTTCACCGTATCAAATCGAAAACAAATATGAAAACACTTATCATCGAAATCGAAAACTTGCACAACGGACAACTAAACGTTAGCAAACAAATTGTTTTAGGCATCAACACCAAAGAGCAAGAGCAAGCACACCTCTCTCAATTGATTGGTCAGATGTCAAATATGCATTTGAAGAGCGATTACAAATTATCAAGAGTATACTTTCAAAACAAATAAACCATGAACAAAGAACAAATCATCGAACTAATCAGAAGCCAAGAGGCTGAGATGTATCAAGAACTACTCGATATGCGTGAGCGCTTTGGCGCTGATGACCGAGGAACACGCTTCGCAGCTGCGCAATGGGCTGCAATTAATAACCTTTTAGAACAAATACAAGATGAAGAGAATCATTAACGAATGGAAGTATCTCGATGGCGAGGATAAAGCCTTTTTTGGTTATGGTGGATTGATATTGTTTGGTGCAGTATTGCTCTTTTGGTTGGTGTCAACAGTGAAACCACCTGTGCAAGATCACCATCCAATCGATTATCAAACATATCAAGAGGCAAGCTATGAACTTTCGAAATCTTATTACAAATACGCAAATCGAATATACAATGAAAAGTACGGAAAATAAATATTGGTTTGCGGAGGAGTCATCCAATGCTTCAGCCAACAGCATCATCGTTGATGTGTTTAATCGCTATGATGATGAGCATATCGGCACAATAGAACTAATTTATAACTATGATAAAAACAACAACAATGAAACATGGACAATTGAATCAGCAGAATGGCACCAGGACCTCACCCTTGAGCAGTGCGATGAAGCAATGCAAGAACTTACTGACAACGCAACCGAGAACTTCCACGAGTTCTGCTATGAATGTTACAACTACGACCCGAGAGATGATGAAGATTGGTGGTTCGTTTAACACCTACCAATTCAATCGGTTTTGGACTACGTTCGACCACGATCTTTACAACAGAATTTGTGAAATAAAAATGCAAGAGATATGACACCAAAAGAAAAAGCAAATGAGTTAGTTGATAAAATGCACGAGTGGTTCATAGACTATGGACAAGCTAAAGGATGTGCATTGATTGCAGTTGATTTACTTATTACTGAAATGTATGCCTATGATTCAAGTTATTGTGATAATTATTATTTTGAAGTAAAACAAGAAATTGAAAAGCTATGAAATTCAAACTCACATACCACTTCGGCAACAAGGTTGTCCAGGAGTGGAACTTCCACAGCAAGTCACTCGCCTATTGGTACAAGAGTGAACTGATTTGGACAGGCAGATACAATGATGGTAAATTTAAAGTGTCACCATGTTAAGGGTTGGCTCTGACTTCAGCGGAGTAGGCGCATTCAATCAAGCACTGATTCGATTAGGTGTTGAATACAAAGAGGTATTTGCCTGTGATATGGACAAGTTCGTTCGTAATACGTTCATCCACAACTATGGTGAACCTGAATACTATCCAACCAACGTATATGACCGAGCAATTCCATCAGAGTCATTGGATATTTATATGACATCACCGCCTTGTCAAGCATTCTCATTAGCTGGCAAGCGACTCGGTAAGGATGACAAGCGAGGTATCTTGTTTTTCAATTCACACGAGTTTATTCAAGTAAACAAGCCGAGATTTTTCATATTCGAGAATGTCAAAGGATTGCTCTCTGATGATGGTGGCAAAACATTCCAGGAGTGGGTAAATATGCTGGGAGGCAAATCAGTCAATGGAGTGCCAGTTCTTTTTCCATATGAAAGCTCCGTTCCTTACCATTTGTATTGGCAAGTCCTGAACGCAAAGCATCATGGTGTTCCGCAAAATCGTGAGCGAGTTTTCTTGGTTGGCATCAGAGACGATCAAGATAACAAATTCCAATTCCCACGAGAAGAGCATTTGACCAAGCGATTGAAGGATGTGCTGGAGGGTGCTGTGGATGGTAAGTATTTTTTGAATTATGAAACAATAAATGAAATTTTTGTTGACAATCTCAAGGTAAAATCAGCCACATCCAAGGGATATGAGGAAGCTACTGAAGGTGATTCTATAAATTTTAGTGTTCCGAATAGTGAAACCAGAAGAGGCCGAGTAGGAAAAGGAGTGGCTCAAACTTTAGACACCGCTTGTAATCAAGGAACTTTCAAATCAGGAGAAATCCGCAGATTCACACCACGAGAATGCTTCAGACTTATGGACTTCCCAGATACATTCACTTGGAAGGTGTCTGACTCTCAAGCATACAAGCAAGCTGGCAACTCAATTGTTGTCAATGTACTTTACAAAATACTAAAAAATTTATTATGAACCAATTTGACAAAATACAAGAACTAATTCAGCGAGATAGGCTATCTTCCAAGGACCGCACGCATGAGTTGGTATATCGCAGAGCATTCCTGATGCATGAGCTTCGATCAACAGGCATGACTCTCAAGGATATTGGTCAAATGTTCAAACGCGACCACGCAACAGTGCTGCACTCACTACGCACACATGAGTGGTTGACCAGCACAAATGACAAGCTGTACACTGAATGCATCGCTGAATATCGATTTTTATTGGACCATGTTGACAAGGAATCAGCAAGAGACTTGATTGCAGATATCCTCAAATGCAACTCATATGCCACCTTGAAAATCATCAAGAGCAGAATCAAGAGAGGGGTGTATGAGGAGAGAGTTGTGACGATATGACACATCTCTTATTATACCGAACCTATTAAGACCCTTATTTTTATTTTAAAATTTTTAGTTTTTTTATCGTCACATCGTCACGCTTTGACTGAAAGTCAATACAGGTAAAGGATAGAAGCGTGACGATAGAATTTAAACATCGTCACAAATCGTCACAAAACACCAAATTTTTGTACATTAGCGTCACGCAAAACAACTATGACATGAAAGTATCAGTATTCAAAAACCTATTTAACAGCAAAGAAACACCATACAACCTCTCAATCTATGAGGTGTACAACCGCATCAAGAACGGTACACCTGACTTGATTCGCAAAATTAATGCAATCCGCTCACTGGAGAAGTCAGACCCAGAGCATGAGCGCCTGAAGTCATCACTCAACGCAATCATGTTCAACGGCATATTCACTGAGCGAAATGACAACAGCTTGGTTGAGCATAGTGGATTGTGCATCCTGGACTTTGACCAATATCCAAATGCAAAGGTGATGGATGCCGAAAGAAAGCGCCTCATCGATGATGCTCATGTGATGATGGTGTTCACTTCCCCATCAGGGAATGGCTTGAAAGCAGTCATCCGAATCCCAAAATGTGATAAGGTTGAACACAAGCGCAGATTCACTGCATTCGGCAAACACTTCCAATCTGAATACTTCGACCACAAGAACAGCAATGTGAGTCGAGTATGCTTCGAATCCTATGACCCAAAGATTTACTTCAATGAGTTCTGCCAAGAGTTCAATGGCATTGAACACGATCAAGGATTCAACTACACTGAGCGCACACCAACCTGTGTACTCAATGATGAGGACAAAATCATTGGCTTGATTGAGCGCTTCGACCATGGCTGTCAGTTCGCTGAGGGTAGTCGCAATGAGTTTGTATTCAAATTGGCTGCTGTGATGTGTGAGTATGGCATCCACAAAGACACCACCGAGCAGTATGTGTGGACCAAGTATTGCCAAGGCTCATCATTCTCAGAGCAAGAGATGGTCACCACCATTCGAAGCGCATACAAGAAAGCCACTTTTGACATAAAGTACTTCGAGGACAAGGAGACCTTTCAAAAAATCAAGCAGAAGCTCAAGAGCGGCATCCCTGAGGAGGATATCAAAAAGCAATTGAATGTGCGTGGTGATGTGGTTGAGGATGTCAAGAAAGAAATCAAGACAGGAGATGATATATTTTGGTCAAAAAATGACAAGGGAACAGTCACCATTGAGCCACTGAAATACTCTGAGTTCTTGGTCAAGAACGGATTCAACAAGTACTATCCTGAGAATGCTGAGAAGCCAACCTTTGTCCGGGTCATTGAGAATAAGGTCAGGATATCAAGCACTGAGCAGATAAAAGATTTCGTTTTGAACTACCTTGCCGATAAGGCAGAGCTGGATGTGTGGAACCACTGCTCAAAGTTGACCATCCTATTCAATGAGTCCTTTCTGAACATGATTGATTCAATCAATATCTTGATGCTCCAGGATACAAAGGATGCCTCATTCATACCATACAAGAATGGAGTGGCGAAAGTGACCAAGGATGCAGTCGAGTTGATGTCGTACATCGATGTTGATGGCTACATTTGGGAGAATCAAATCATACAACGTGACTTTAAGCTGATGGATGACCACACAAATGACTTCCAAAACTTTGTGAGCAAGGTGGCTGCTGATGATTCTGCTCGCATCTCAGCGCTTGAAACGACTCTCGGGTACCTTATCCATACATACAAGGATAAAACTGACCAAAAAGCAATTATATTCAATGACCAAGAGATTGATGACAACCCGAATGGAGGCTCAGGGAAGTCACTGATGTTGACCGCCATCGGTAATCTGCGCAAAATTGTCAAGATAGATGGCAAGAGCTTCAACCCAAGCAAGTCAGATTTCGTATATCAGAGAGTCAACCTCGATACTCAGATACTTGCATTCGATGATGTGAGAAGGAACTTCGACTTTGAGCAGCTCTTTAGCCTTATCACTGAGGGAATCACTGTCAACCGAAAAAACAAGGATGAAATCTTCATTCCATTTGATCGTTCTCCAAAGATTGTCATAACCACCAACTATGTCATCAGTGGTGCTGGATCATCACATGACAGAAGACGGCATGAGCTTGAGTTCTTTCAGTACTTCCATTCGAAGCGCTCACCACTTGATGAGTATGGTCGATTGTTATTCGACTCATGGGCTGAGAATGATTGGCTCAGATTCGACAACTACATGATTGGATGCCTTCAGAACTATCTTCAGTTTGGTTTGGTCAAATCAATCAGCATCAACGCAGATGCGAAGCGCTTCATCCAGGCAACTTGCAAGGATTTCTTTGATTGGGTTGAGGAAGGAAATCTTGCTCTCTCAGTTTACCACTACAATTCAGCTAAGTTGCAAGAGTTCACATCAGAGTTCACAGGATTCAAGGACCTGGAGCCACGCAGATTCCTTAAATGGGTGCAGTCATATGCTGATTTCAAAGGATACAAGATGACCAAGGGAAGGAATCACAACGGCAGATACTTCGAATTGGAAGCAGAACAGTCAACCCCACCGACTGATGGTGATGTGTGGGATGAGTTAAACGAAAAAGCAAAAGAGATATGAAAGTAACAGACAAAATAACAATAACAAACGAGGATAATATGCAGTTAATGGCTCGTTACCCTGACAACTATTTTGACTTGGCAATAGTCGACCCTCCTTATGGGATTGGTGCAAATAAAATGACACTTGGAAATGGAAAAAAAAAGATTTATAGAGGTCAAAATGATTGGGATAACTCAATTCCAAGTATGCAATATTTTGATGAATTGAAAAGAGTTTCAAAAAATCAAATTATATGGGGTGGAAATTATATGACTGAATTTTTAGCTCCAACTTCATCTTGGTTGTTTTGGGATAAAGGAACTGGTGAAAATGACTTTGCAGATGGTGAACTTGCTTGGACAAGTCTTGGTGGAGCTTTAAGAAAAATAAATAAGTCTTGGGTGGGGGCTAATGCTAAAGACGAATGTGAACGCTTACATCCAACACAAAAACCTATTTATTTGTATGGTTGGTGTTTAAAAAAGTACGCAAAGCAAGGAGACAAAATACTTGACACTCATCTTGGTTCTGGCAGTATTGCAATAGCTTGCCACGATTACGGCTTTGAGTTAACTGCTTGTGAACTTGACGCTGAATACTACGAAAAAGCGATACAAAGAATAAAGAACCATACTAACCAACAAACACTATTTTAATGACACGACAAGAACGACAACTCCTCAAGGACCTCCAGCTCAAGCATAAGATGGAGAAGTATCCAAACACACCGCCAAATATGTTGGCACTAACTCATTGGAACGACAACTCAGCGAATGAGCTCACCAAGTCAGTGATTGCATTCCTTCAGTTCAATGGATGCCAAGCTGAGCGCATCAATACAATGGGTGTGTATCGCAAAAAGTACCGCACTGATGGTGTTGCCATTGGTGGGCAGTGGACCAAGGGAACAGGAACACCGGGTTCAGCAGATATCTCCGCCACGATCAAGGGCAGAAGTGTGAAGATTGAAATCAAGTATGGCAAGGATAGACAATCTCAGGCACAAAAGGACTATCAGAAAGCCATTGAAGAGGCTGGTGGCACATACATCATCGTGAAAACTTTTGCAGATATGCTGAAATTTTATGATGAGTTTACACAAGTAATCAAATAAATGCTTATTTTTACAATAAATTCTAACAATTATGACAACAACAAGAAAGAAAGCGGAGGAGGCAGAGATGCCAACCCTCAACATTTGGCAGAAGTTACACGCTGCCAAGCAGCAGATTGGCAAGGTGTCCAAGAATGCAACGAATCCACACTTCAAAAAGAGCTATGCTGATATCAATGCGCTGCTCGATACGGTGGAGCCAATCCTTCACGAGCATGGACTGCTATTGTTGCAGCCAGTGGTTGGCAATGATGTGGTCACTCGCATCATCGACATCGAGACAGGTGAACACATTGAGTCATTCATGAGCTTGCCACCAATCGTGGACCCTCAGAAAGCATTGGCTGCCGTTACCTACTTCAGACGAGGTACGATTCAATCACTTCTCAGCCTTCAGGCAGTTGATGATGATGGCAACACAGCAGCATCAGCAGCAACAGGCAAGCCGAAGATTGACAATGCTCGATTTGAGAAGGCAGTGGAATCCATCGCAAATGGCAAGTACACAGCAGAGCAGTTGGTTGCCAACTACGCACTCACTGAATTACAACTCAAAGCTCTTGCCCTATGAAATGGCATCCATCGCAAATCGGGAAGCTCATGACCAACGGAAGAGGGAAGTCAGAGATGGGAGAGACAGCCAAGAGTTATATCAGACAGGTGGCAAAGGAGTCATTCTACAACTACACTACTGAACTGAACAACAAGTATATCTTTAAAGGTAGGGAGCAAGAGCTTGAATCTATATCACTACTCAATGCAGTTCGCTTCACTGACTATAAAAAGAATGAGACAACAGTCGAGAATGACTATCTCATCGGCACTGCTGATATCGTCCTGGACAATGCAATCATCGACATCAAAACATCGTGGTCATTGGAAACTTTTCCGGCTACACCTGATGAAGGATACAAATCCGAGTACGAATGGCAGCTCATAGCATACATGATGTTGTATGATAAGGATGTGGCTGAGTTGATATACTGCATGGTCACCACTTGGGATGAGTATCTGAATGAATGGGAGAACCTTCAGCTGCATCGAGTCGATCACATTGACCCGGAGAAACGAATCACTGTCTTGTCATGGGTCAGAGATGAGGATAAAGAGATTCAGATGATTGAGCGATTGAAGTTGGCATCTGAGTATTATGATGAGTATTATCAACAATTGAATAATAAGTGATATGGCAAATAACAAGATTCAATCTGAATTTCTAAATGAGGAAAACAATATTATTTATTGGGAGCAATACTTCACCAGTCAAACATTTAAAAAATTAGAGCCTCAAGATTATTTGATAATCAGAAATTTTATTGAAGATGCAGCATCTCTAATGAGTTTAGGTAATAAATTACAAATAGAAATCAAAATCAAAAACGAGTAAAAATGGAAGAGTTAAAAGCAAAAGGCACAATCCACCTCATCGGTGAAGCCAAACAAGTAAGCGAGAAGATGAACCTCAGAGAGTTCGTTCTATCAATCGGAGACAAGTATCCTCAGTTGGTACAGTTCCAAGCAGTCAATGAGCGAGTGAAGTTCCTGGATGGAGCAGCACCAGGTCAAGAGTGTGAGGTGAAGTTTGACCTCCGAGGTCGTGAGTACAATGGTAAGTTCTATGTCTCATTGAACGCATGGGACATCCGAATCGCATCAACAGCACCAGCATCAAAACCTATCACTGATGAAATCGATGACGATTTACCTTTCTGATGGGGAGACAATCAGGGACTTCATCCATAAGCAGTTGGAGTCCCTTCTCGTCAAGAGATACAAGATGACTCACATGGCTGAAGATATGAAGGTCAATTACTCGATGCTGTACCGCTTTATGAATGGCAAATCAGTGAGCGAGGAGTTCTACATTAAAGCATTCAAATACTTAATCCAATGAATCCAAAGTACTTCATCGCCTACATAGGCAGTAAAAATGACAACCTTGACAAGTTGGTTGCAAGGGTGCACGACTTATTCAACATGATGCCAGGTGTCAACAGCTGTATCGTGATTACATTCTCTGATGAGGTGCATATCTCTGAAGTGACTGCTCAGGAATTTTATGAACAATATGCAAGTTTGAACTGATGGAAAAACAAATTCAAGACCCAATACTTCTCAGAGTGCTGGCGAAGTATTATGAGCGCAGTGAGATAGGCATCGAGAAATATGGGCGCACTTTGGATCGTGATGACCTCAGCCTCCTTGATTGGTTGACACATCTCCAGGAGGAGTTGATGGATGCCACGCTGTATATAGAAAAGCTGAAGGCAGATGTCAAGTTTATTGCACAAAAAACTGGACAAGGATAAGGGGTAAAAATTGACACATATCTTAAAACGAAATGTAAACCTATAAACTTACAAAACAGTTGAAAATTTAAACTTATAAACTTAAACAACATGAACAAACAAATCGCAATTGAACTGGATGCCAGTGTCAAAGAAATAGCAAAAAGGTACTCCAATACCAATCGAGAGATGAACCACAACAATGAGACATTTGAGGTGGAGAGAGTTACTCCAACAGGAGACCACACAGCCAGCGTGGTATTTAAAAAGACAGGCGGCAAGGTCGCAGTGGCTTTCTTTTATTACATCCCTAATGGCATGAGTAAAGGATGGAGGTACTTTTTCCCAACTGACTCGCATATCACAGGAATGAGAGCCTTTGAATGGCACAAGCTGATGGTTGAAAGTGAGAATTATGAATATAATTTTAAATAAGATGAAACAAAAAGAATGGAAACCAACCCGCCAAGATAAAAGTCGAAACGAACTATCAGCATACGGCACAATGATAGTGATGTCAGTTGTGAGTATTATTCTGATAATTTCGTTTATCTTTGACCTATGGAAGCACTAATCACAGGACTCGCAATCGGATGGCTCATCGCTAAGTTCGAACCTCTGCACTGGGTGATTGATTCAATCTTCATGAGATGGGAGTCAAAGCTCGCTCAGTACATTCATTCAGCATTTGGATGCTGGAAGTGTACCTCATTTTGGACCACTTTGATACTTACAGGCAACATAGTGTATGCCGCACTCGTCTCAATGGTGGCTTATCTGATTACTCAATGGACCCAGGACTAACACAAACCGAACTCGAATACATCTCTCAAGTGATTGAGATGAATGATGCGCACCGCTTCAGCAAGAAAGCACTACTCCCACTCAAGAAAATCAAGGAGCGAGTTGAGGGCAAGTCAGACCGAGAATGCTTCTGCTCCATGGTGAGGCGCAAAATATGGTACAAGGACTTCATCAATTGGTATGAAAGCATCTCTTGACCGATATATCACCAGGCATTATGCCGAGCTATTTCGATATGCTCGGTTTTTTTGTTCCAAGTATAATCCGAAGCTCAATCCGGATGTCGTAATCAACAACGCATACCTTCATGTGGTGTCAATTCATAATCCTGGACCTGACCCGGATGTCAAGGGTCTAATGATGAACTCCATCAAGCGCCAAGTGATGTGGCAGAACCTCGACACCAATCGTCAAGAGAGGCTCCTATCAAGTGAAATCGCCATTCCAGACTTGATGGTGGATGATACTGACCTCATCGACAAGATAAACATCGAGAAAGAGTACCATGGATGGAAGTCATGCGTTGACATCTATCGAGACTCGCTCACCGACAATGTCAAGATAACTGTTGCGAAGGCATACTTCGATGATGGCTACACAACAGCACGATCTATGGCGAAGTACTTTAAGATTCCAAATACCTCAGCGCACTACCTCATCGCTGAAATCAAAACAAAGCTAAAAACCATACAAAATGAAAATAAAAGCAGAACACCAGGGCAAGACCATCATTAAAAGGACAACGCTCGGAAACACAACAATCATTGTTGACAACATAGATGTGACCAAGTACCGATACTATGTGAGCATAGGACTCGGATACCTGTTCGAAAAGGAAGCAGAGACCGCAACTGTGCCTGAACCAATCCGATATGAGGGCATTGAGGCAGATGAACAGGTCGAAGCTCCAGCAGTAGAGCCAACAACTAAAAGAAAAAGACCAGTAAACGCAACAGCAAAACGCAAAAGAGCAAATGGGTAGACCACGCAATTTCGAAGCACCTGAGGACCTGTACCAGCTTTTCGTTGAGTACAGGAAACAAGTCAAAGACAATCCTCGATACAGCTATGCCCTTTCAAATAAGACCGGCAAGGCTGAACCGATTCCACTGGAGGTACCGCTTACAATGAGTGGATTCAGAGTGTTTGCACATGACAAGGGATTGGTTGTTCATGATTACTTTGCGAATACGGATGGGAGATATTCAATGTTTACGACAATCTGTACACGCATAAGCGATGAAATCCGAGATGATCAAATCAAGGGCGGCATGGTTGGACAATACAACCCATCCATCACTCAACGTCTGAATGGATTGACTGAGAAGACTGACATCACTTCAGGAGGGCAAAGTATCTCCGAGGTGAAAGTGAATATTATTAGACCTACTGAATAGATATATTTAGTATATTAGTGGTCAAATTGTCATATAAGAGAAAACTCTTGTACGGCTTTTTTATTGCCTAAACTTTGCCTATGGCTGCAATCACGATAGACAGCACTGTCATCTTCGAAAAGAACTACACTGCATTGGCTGACCCGAGCCTCAGGTTCATCATCAATGAGGGTGGCTCACGATCATCAAAGACATACAGCCTATGTCAGATGATTATTGTCTATTGCATCCAACACCCCAACAAGGTGGTGAGTGTGGTGCGCAAAACATTCCCAGCTCTCAGGGCAACAGTGATGCGTGACTTTTTTGAAATCATGAAGGCGATGGAGATATACAATGTGAACAATCACAACAAGTCAGAGCACATATACACCTTCGACAATGGAAGCATCGTGGAGTTCTTTTCAGTGGATGACAGCCAAAAAATACGGGGAAGG